TCATTGCCGAGGTGGGGCTCTCCTTTTTTGACTGGATGAAGTGCGGTTTCCCGGCAATGATCGTTTTACTGCTTGTCGCTATTGCGATTCTTTACCTCTTATTCAGGCCGGAACTTAAGGGAACCTTTGAAATGAATAGTGAACAGGTCGATTGGGATAAAGGCAAAGATGATGCATAGCGGCCTGTTTTTGAATATCGCTTGTATTGTCGTTTTAACCGTTTTTAGCATATTGTTTTGGGTATAACTTAAACGCAGCGCGGCGGTCACTGCTGGCCGCCGTGTCAGGGTCATTCTCTTTGAGCGACAGGCGAGGCGCGCTCGTGCCATCGGCGAGATCGCCAGCATAAAACGATGCCGGGCGTTACGATTAAGCCAATACTCTACGGCAGCGTAAAGGTCACCGTAGCCCTGGCGCTCCATGCGCCTGATGCGGTCGAACTTTGCGCTTTCCACTGCGCCGTCAACGACTGTGGCGTCTGCACCGGATGGGTATAGGTCGCCCCCGAACAGACGTTGGCGTTGGTATTGTCGCGCATTATTCGAAAATCGATTTGCCCTGTTGTCGCGCAGGTCCAGGATTCAAGAACGTTAAAGTTCTGGGATGCGCCAAAATCGCGGGTGATATTCCCCTGCCCGGTTACGGTAAGCGGTTGTTCCATATAGGTTGTACGCCAGGCGGAGATAGTCCCGGTGTTAAATACCGTCCTTGGGAGAATGTCAATCGCGGTGATATTACGGATATTTACGGCGATAGTATTGATGATAGGGAGCGCTGGCGAGTAACTAATCGTCGGGGAATACGCGGGTTTACTAGCCGCAGGCACCATCGCAAAAGGATTAGGAACTACTCCCCCAGTGGTCATTATGACCCGGAGGCCTTGCGATACGCTGCAGTAAAGATAGGTATAAGGCGGCGTTTAGGCAGATAGTGTTGCCTGTAGATTTATATCGTAAGTTGTCCAGCGGTAACTTGTTGATCGAGTCGTACTTGGATAGGTGAAAGAGGTAGTATTGACGTCTGTTATACCTGTCTTGTTCAACTGGATAGTGTTTGTACCAGGGCCAAGAGTAAGTGCGACAAAATCGCCAAAATTCGTTAAAGAACTTAAATTGCTCTGTAAACTAAAAAAGGATTTACAAGAGGCGCTTTTTCCCATGTAGATCGTGCCATTATGTGAAAAGGAAAAACATCCGTTTATGGTAAGAGATGTACCGCTGCCGGTTGCAGTACAGACTCCGCTGGCATTTATACCGGGAATGGCTAATGTGACGTCAGAGGCACTTTCCAAGGTGTCAGGGGTGACCATCAGCGTCGCCGCGATTGCCGCGAACATAAAAACAAACCACTTCATTTTATTCTTCCTCGTAAGGACGGCTATTTACTTTGCTCAAGGGCGCAGAGTTATTGACAGACGCTCGTCGCGTTCCAGAGACCGGACGCGCCAGCAGATTTATGGGCTATATAATCCGCCCGACAGGTGGTTTCCTGCCCCTGGCCATTCCCCCATTTCACCTGCAGCGTCCCTTTTTGCGGTAAACCGCTCAGCAGAACTTCTCCGCCGTCACCGACAATTGACGCGTTTTCTTCACTTTTAAGCAGCGACGCCATCGCGCCAAAGGGGACCGGTTTTCCCCCAGGCCGCGTTAACGTCATCAGGACACGGTGGCCAATGGCGGTTTTATACTCTGCTCTAACGATAGCCCCGCGGGTGGGGACGACTTTATTGGTCATATAGGTGATATCGGTATCGTCCCGCAGGGTTTTACTATTCAGGCTAATATCATTGCGGCGATAGGGGGTCAGATACGGAACAACCGCGTAACCCCGACTATCCGTAGAGATACCGGCGTAGTTATTGACGCCAATGCCTTCTGCGCCAGGAGCCTTAACTAAACCAATAGTTTCACCCAGGGATTGGGACAGCGTGATACCATTCTCATGAATCACTACCCCACCGGCTATGCCATACCCCAGCTGTTGGCTGTCGCGGCTGCGGCTGTAGGAACCATTTAACGTTCCGTGGCTTGCCTTCCAGCTGACGTTACCCCCGACGACTTGTTGTTCGCTGCGCCCCGCAAGCGTCGCGTTTATCCCCCAGTCAAGACTGGCATCATCAAAGGCTGAACCATTCAGTCGGAGGTTGTGGCTGGTTCCGTTTCCACTCGCATGGGTTGTCCCGTATGAGGCGTATGTCCGGTTGAGGAATTTATCCAGCGGCACATTGATCTCAAAGGAGACCACATTATCCTGTTCGGCATGGCCATAGAGCCCGGTATTCCGGTTCCAGGAGTAGTTCAGACTGATACCAATCGCGTTGAAATTTTTGTAATAGCCCAGATTTGCCGACAGGCTGTTACGTTCGTTCTGCCAGTAATCCTCGC